GTCGCCTTCTGGCTAAAAAAACGACCACCTTTACGGCTATTACATGACTTACATAATGATTGCAAGTTATCTAATGCCCACATAGACCCACCCTTAACTCTGGGAAATATGTGGTCTACGGAATCAGCTGGTCTGTTGCAAATAGCACATTGCCAACCATCACGATCAAGCACGGTAATGCGTATCTTCTTCCACTTACCACTGCCTATCTCACGTTTACTCAATGCCATCCTTTAGTCTTGAAATGATGTAATGCTTTACACATAGAACCATATCGATTCATGTTGTACTTGATACCCCACTCTATCTGCTTAAACCCATCAACAGTAGCCAGGTATTTACTCCTACCTTGTGGTATGCCATAGTGCGAACCATTACGTGCTTTAGGATTCCACCTAGACTCAGCTGTATATAGATCATCAAGACAATAGAACTCTGTGAATGAGTAATCTAACTTCATAAATGCATATTGTTTGTAATGAGTAGTCTTAGGTACTGAAACGGAATGTGCTTTTTCAAAGCCTAAAATGTTGGCTAAACATAAGGCTATGCCAACTAGCCAGCACCTTGCGAGCTTCCCCTTGCGGGCTCGCCTTGTGGCTTTGAGAGCCACTGCTTCACTATAGCCTAGCATGCCAAGTCAAATCCATTAGCATAACCGCAGGTCAGAAGGCGTGTCGTAGAATGGCACAATGTTGTATTGATCGATCCAGTTATGGTCAAAGCCTGCCTCACTCATGTAATAATCGTAAAGCATAATAAGCCTGTTGTGGCACTACGCCATTACCTAGCATCTTCAACTGTTGGGTGCGTGAGAAGTTAAGATTGGTGACCCATCCACTAGGTAAGCCCATCATGTACTCGACAAACTGAGCGTTTAATTTACCCTCAACCAATGTAGGCGGTATTTCTTGTCCTGCCATCTCACAGCTACACCTGTACTCGCTCCTGGTTTGCCCAATGTTTTGCCCTGTTTGAAGTCTTCCACTCGTTGCTGATATTTCTCTATTGGTTCGTCGTGATTCCTTACATGCATCGCAGTTGGTGTTGGTAACAATGCCATTGGTAGAGTCATTTGCCTTGTACCCGGTCCTTTGTAATCCCTTGCTGCTGGGGTAGGCAATAATGAATAACCTGGCTCTTTGGTGTGGTGCACCGACATCACTCGCTCGTACAATTTCCCATTTTGCATCATACCCATTTTTGGCAAGATCGCTGAGTACTTCCTTAAATCCGAGACTGAGATGCCCTCGCACATTTTCCAAGACGACAATAGTTGGTCGTATTCTGCTAATTGCTTCAATGATGTATGGCCATATGTGTCGTTCATCTTGTGTGCCTTTCCTTTGTCCAGCTGTGCTAAATGGTTGGCATGGATATCCAGCTGTAAGAATATCTACGGGTTCTACCTCATCCCACTTAATTTGTTTGATATCACCCAAATTAGGTTTGTTAAATCTTTGCTCAATGAGTTGGCTGGCATATTTATCTATTTCAGCACACCACACCATTTCAGCGTTGAAGTATGCCTCTACCGCCATATCCAAACCACCATAACCGGTGCACAATGAGCCTATCTTCACGGCTTGCTTCCCCACCCAGTACCCTTAAACACTAGCCCAGGTGCTGAGTACAAGCGACTCATATCTAGTTTACATTTAGGACACTGCATAGTAGGCACATCCTCATTAAATGAGCTGTGAACAGATCCATGCGTGCCGCACTCTCTACAGCTGTACTCATACGTTGGCATCTTTAACTCCTATCAACTGGCAAGTGTGGCAGACCACGGAGGAAAACTTCCAACTACCACACTTTGCACATTTGGATATATCACCGTCAGATACATCCAACGCTTCTGCGATATTCTTAACGCCCACCGTACCGCAGTCCATACATTGGTAAGCCTTAAACCCTTCAGGTGTATCTAGTTTGTCCAACCACAGAAACTCTGTATTACGCTTGCAACCATTACACTTGAACTTTGTATACATTATGGTAATATCCTTATTGCCTACAGTGGCACTGAGTACATACCAAATACTTACCATCATGCATCAATCTGTCGTCATTACAGCTCATGCATTTGTCTGATGTTGGCTCTATGGTTGTCTTGCCGTCCTCTAAACGTGCTAGATAACCTGAGCCATCAATAATCTCTACATATCCCATTATTCGCCCCCCTTCTCACTTGGAAAGAACCAACTGCCTGTGGCATCTTGCTTAGCCCACACAGCGTGCTCTTTGATTTGTCCAGCGCATACATAGCCATAATAGGCTTTGCCATTATCTTTCTTAATGCCAGTTCTTAGAATGTGCCCCTTGTCGCAACACACAGCTGGTGGCTTAGGTGCTACCGGTGCTTTGAACTCTGGCGTATTCCAAAGTGCTGGTTCATTTGATTTGTTTTCTATTGAGTAAGTTGGCACAGCTTCTAGCCGCACCACCTTGTTCATTTCTTCTCGGCTCGCTCTTTTTCCCTTAGCTGCATAACCAGCGTTTGCAAGTGCTCTGCCGATCGCTGAAGTCTCAGCGTTCTCCAATGCAGACGTTGAATTAACACCCCGATCACTAATGCTCTCACTAGCAAGCCCAGTCGCCCACGGCTTTTCATCGGTTTGTGTCTTAAATAATTCAGCACTAACAATGTATCTAGTGTCTGTGGCCTGTTCAAGCTTCGTTGATATTCTTCCATTTTCATTATCCTTCCAAAACTTCTCTAGTCGGCTTTCTACTGTTTCATAATCTTGTAAATTAAATGCCATCTGTCCATGCCCCCTCATCCTGCATAGCGTCAGTTATTGTTTTTGCAATAGCGATGTATCCGAGCGCATCGGTGTAATTGTCCAACACTCGTGAATCCTCAGCTTGTCTGCTGATTTTGACCAATGCCATACAGACTGCAACTTCATTCGGTTGAATTGGATAGCCCAGGTAAGCTGACCAGAGCTCGGCAATTCGTTTATGGTTTTGGATTGGGTGGCCATAAGCAGCACCTCTAGCGTGCAGCGTTTCTGTAACATCGGCAAATAACTTTTCAGTTGTTGTGGTCATAATCGAACACCTCGTCTGATTTTTTCTTTATGTTGGACATTCTTCTGTGAGAATCCCAACCAGCTTGTCGGCCTTTCCAATAACCTGCCTGGAATGCTGATTCTTTTATCTGATAGCCAACCCACCATAGAGCTGATAAACCCATCACCAGCCATAGGTAGATATAACCAAAGTCTTTCAAGTCCTCGTACATTTGTAGCCCTTCTATGCTCACGCTTTGTGGCATGGCAATAGTGTGCCACCTGTGTACGACTTTGTGGATTATTTAGATCGTTTTTTTGATAACGATTAGATAACAAATTATCTGTAAAGTTTGCCCTCAAATATGAAAGAGCCGTCAGCACTAACAGGTACGGTGATAACCTGTACTTTGCGTTCCTTAACATAGGCAACCGCAAATCCTGTCTGCCAGTTGGCATAGCCCCTTGTGTAGGCCATACCGCTTGAAGATAAATCTACCATACAACCGACCTCAACACCCCACACAGTACGCCCAAATTGGCCTCTAGATGCCTCTGTAAAGGCCGATTGGCCTAGTCTATGGGTATGCCCACACACCACGCTCTTTCCATGCCTTCTAGCCCCATTTAAGGCCGTTTGACCCGGTATTTGAGATATGGGAAAAGTGTCGCCATGGACTGCAATCCAGCCAGGTGCGAAATCAATACCTTGTGGTGCAAACTTAATGCCTAGCTTGTCGTAGCCCATGAATCGCTCATACTGCATCTCAGGCAGATTAAGAAAACTTGGTAGCCGCTTCTTAATAGATCGATAAAGTCTAATGCCGTGGTTGCTACCGACCACATCTGTAACGCCTAAATAACTTAATACTTCTTGGGTCAGCTGTCGATCTTCATGGATATTGCCCACCATCTCATCAATGGTATTGGCATTAAAGCCACCTAGCTGTGGCAGATCAATCTCATCACCAATACAGATCGTACGGTGTGGTTTCCATTTACCCAGGAAACGGCCAACTGATTTAACTATTGCTTCGTTATAAAATGGTACTTGAAGATCGCTAACAAACGCTATGCGCTTAATCTTCTTCCTCATCTGGAGTAGGGATACGTGGGATAATGCCATCATCGCCTACCACCCAATCGGGCATAGATTCTGGACTATCCATTAGATACAACGCAACAGACTCACTAAAGCCAGCCTTGCGTGCAGCTTTATACATTTCGTGCTTGGCGATATAAAACACTTCTAGCTTAGATAATGGCTCAGGAGTCTTGCGTACTCTGCGCCTGTTAATCTTCTTGCGCTTGCGTGTAGTTGCCATAATAAAATTATCGCTTACTGATTAAGACAAAGAGATCATCGACACGCTGTTCTAATCGTGTTAATTGATCTTTCATAGATGAGCCACCATTAGGGCGCAACTCATTAAGCCAGCCTTTAACTAGAAAACGTAATCCGATTAGCACGCCCGATAGCACGGCGATAACGCCTGCGCCAAAACCAGCCCATTCCGCTGGACTCATTTCTTCGGAGTTGCATACCCAAATACACCTGCAAGTACAGCCCATAGAATTGAGCGATAGTCAGCTGCAAAATTGGATGCTGCCCAAGCTGATAGAAATGCGCCAGCGGTTAGAATGTAAGGATTTTTCATATTCATATTTTGCCCCCTAGTAGTGGTATATCAAACGGCCTGCCATCTTTATCGCCTGCCTTGGTAAAGCTAATGTGTATGTGTTTAGTGTGTTTGTTATAGCCCTTGTATGTACGCCATCTGTAGCCCAGGATCTTGCTTGCTATTTTGCCGTTATGAATTACATAAGATATGCGTTTATCGGTTTTTGCGCATTGTCTGATTTGGTCAGCCAAATAAACTGAGAGCCCTTCGGATGAATCCAGCCTAGAATCAATATCAATGGCTCGGACGCACCCTGTGTCGTCTGGGTTATGATCTGATTTTCTTGTGGAATGACGAGCATCACCGATCCACCCATCAGCTTGAGTCCTGCGATCTGGATACCAGGTAGTAACGGCATCTCTAAGCTCTACTCCTGCTGCGCATAACCACGGCTTCATTAGCTTAGAAGAAGTTTTGCTTCGTCTTCAGTGATGCCAAGTTTGTCTAGCAATGCAGCCTTAGCCTCAGCCTTTGCTGCTGCTGCCGCCTCTGCTGCTGCTTTTTGATTTTCAGCTGCCAATCTTGCAGTTTCTAAATCTGCAATTTCCTCAGCAGTTAATTCAATATAGGTAGTTTCACCTGTTGAACAATCTACGATTACTTTAGTTGGCATTTCTTCTCCTTTGTTAAGCGTTGGATATTCCGTATAAATAAAATGATGAGCCAGACATAAAATTGCCAGCACCTAAAGTAAAAGTAACTCCAGAGATGGTTGCTGTATTAGACATTAAAGCCGCCATAACTCTAGGTACAAAAACGGTAGCATTATTTTCAGGCGTAGTCATACCGCTTACAGGTTTGTTTTGAGATACTGTGTAAGAAGGTATGTAGTATTCAACATTAGAAAATGTAGAAGCCGTAGCAGTATCACCAGTAATTAAGAA